CGCCTTCAGCTCTAATGCTTCCTTGAAGGGTCGAAGCACGGCCCAGCGCATGTGCATTTTCTCGTAGACCTCAAAGGACACCGCTCGATCAGGTTGATAGCTTCCCGCGGCCTTGATGCTGGCTTCGATGCACAGCGCCTCGATATCGTCCTTCGTGAAGTACGGGCTCACTTCAAAACGTCGTTGCAGCTTCTTCAGATATTTTTTGTTCACTAGGGTCTCCTGTGATTACCAATCGATTGAACATATCGAGCGCCTTGCCGCGCGTCGTGAAGTATCGTTCAAAGCCACCGGGCAACAACAAATCCCAGCCAGCTCGTCCGGGGCTCTTGTGCTTCATCAACACGGCCTCGATCTTTCCCTTGTCCGTCATGCGCTCCAACATCCACATGGGGGGCTTCCGACTTTTCTTTGTGATGAGGGTATCACCTTCCAAGGCTTCCCGGCCCACGCTTGTTTGGCAATGTTCGCTAGAGGCTAACCAGGCCGTGCGTCTCTTCTGCCGTGGAGTTCTCATTAGTCATTCTCCCATTCGATGTGCACTAACGGCAACAAGTCTTCCTCGTAGAAGAGGGAGTCAGCTACACCAGCCTTTCGATAGCCGTACTTGTCTTGCTCGAATGCCACGCGGTACACGAGCCTACCCTCAGAAGGAATGCGCGCGATGATACGTCCCTCGCACAGTGCTGAAGCGTCCTCACGCTTGATCACAACCACTCGATCATTCACATCAAACATTCTCGTCAACCTCCATGAACATAAGCTGCCATAGACAGGTCAGCGTTTGTTCTAGGTCACTATTGAAACTCTCGAACGCTTTTGCATCCTTGGTACGTCCGCAGAAGATAATACTCTCCAGCTGGTTCTTAGCCGCTTTCTCCATGCGCAACCGCTCCGCGTTGATCCGTTGCTGTGAGGAGCAGATGCGCTCGATGTCATCTTTTCTGTACATAGCCCTAGTATAGCATACTCAGGTCTCAGCGTCAACAGCTATTTTCACTTGTCGGGAAAAGGCTTCGAGGATGCGGCGAATCTTGGCTCGTGTAGTGCCCAGCTCTGCTGCAATCTCTCGCTGGCTCAGCCCCGTGGCGTGCAACTGGTAGCTGTAGACATACAGTGGCCTAATACCAGGCCGACGTGCGGCGACTGAGGCTAGCTTCTGTGCGTGGTAGTAGTATCGTGCCCGGTAGCTCTCGCTGAAGTTGACGATAGCAGCATCGATGTCTTCGCTGCGTTCATTCAGCTTATCGGGATCTTGACTACGCCGCGGGTTAGCTGGGTTGAGCGCGGCTAAACTCACCGAGGCCATTCCCTTGAGTCGCCACGGCACCTTATCATCTTCGATATCTTCGAAGCCGTCGTCCTTCAACTTCTGGTCCCATTCACGCTTTAGCTTTTTGAACTCTGACGTTTGGTAGAAACGCTTTTTCATCCATGTACCGCCTTCCACGAGTATCCTGACTTTGGCCCAGCAAAAAGGGGCACTTTGATATTGAGTTTCCTTCCCGCTTGCTCCATGCAGTCTCTCAACACTCTCTCATTCTCAAGAACGTGCTGTTCTCGGCACGTGGTGAGAATCTCATCATGCACGAGGGCAACTACACGCGCCATCGATGGATTCGCTACTTTCCAGTAATCCACCACTGCCCGCTTAGCCACATCCGCAGCGCTGCCCTGAATGATCGTGTTCACTGCAATGCGCTCACCTCGACTACGCAATGCGCGATTTACCTTTTGCTGTGTGCAGTCTTCCATGCCGTACTTCTTCACGATGTCCTTCACGGCTTGCTGGAAGGCCTCGGGGTCACGCGCTTCCCACGCTTCGGGTGCTAGCTCCGGGATGTATCGAATGCGCCCCGCACGAGTCTTGACGTATGGTACTGGTGTGCGCTGCGAGACTGAGCTGATGATACGATCACGCAACTGCTGTGCTTCGGGAAAGCGCTTGGCAGCGGCTTGAAGTCGTTTCTTAGCATCTTGCTCGTCCCAGCCAAAGGTCTTCGCGGCCTTCTTTGGGCCACCGCCGTAGATAAAGAAACCAAAGTTGAAGGTCTTGCCATTCTGCCTCGTGGTGCCCAGAATATCCGCCATCTCTTGGTGCAGATCGCGGTTATCGATGTAGGCCTGTAGCAGATCCCCACCGGCCATGTCAGCGAACAGTCGCAGCTCGATCTGCGAGTAGTCCGCACTCGTGAAGATCCAGCCCTCATCGGGCACGTAGCAGCTTTTGAGCAGATCCGCGTACTTCCCGCGGGCGAGTTGGTTTTGCAGGTTCGGATCGCTTGAAGAGAGCCTGCCCGTCGCCGTGCCGGTGTGATGCCATTGCGGATGTAGCTTGCGATCTGGCCATTGGAGGGACTCTTCCACGAGACCATTCACGTAAGTCTCACGCACCTTAGCCGCAGCCTGAATCTCCAAGCGCAATCGCGCGGCCTCCTGCCCCGCCTTATTGGCGTACTTGAGTTGGTACTCCATCGCGGTCTTATCCGTCTTGAACGCACCACCTGATGTGCACCCCACTGGCTCCCAGGTACCCTCGGTGAATAGCTCCTGCAGTTGCTTGCTGCTCGTGGGGCTGATGTTGGGGAAAGAAGCTTCCCATTCCGTGAGCAGTGCCCACAGATCCTTCTCGACCATAGCTCCAAGGTCTTTCACGAGCATCTCAGTATTCAACGCTATCCCATGTTCCTCCATTTCGCTGAGGCACACAGCAAACGGCGTCTCTACGTCCTCGAACCAACTCTCCAGCTTTGAACCAAGAAGGGGCATCTTCAGTCCAAGCTGTAGCGCATTCAGGGCATCATAGCAAGCGTACTCCATGACCTCTGCCCCCGTGCGGTCAATGGTCTGTGTGTACTCCGGGCAATCACGCCCCAAGTATTGCTTGGCTAGATACTTGAGACCTCGTTGTTCCTCAGGCGACTTCAACCACCAAAGCAACATGGAATCTCGCCAGGACCAGGACGAGCACTCGATACCCTCCCGCCTCAACACGTAGGAATCGTGTTTCACGTTGTGCGCCCATACTTCGAGCTGCCTTAGGCTAATGAGACGACAGGCATCGTGCAGCGTTTTTAGTGAGCAGTTTTGTTTGCGGTGCCGAATAGGTAGATAATAAGCCTGCTCGTCCGGGAAAGCGATGGACACACCCTGCATCGAGCTGAGCTGCATGTTCAAGAATGGATCATTGACGGCTTTGCTGTAGCGCCGCTTGCCGCCCACTGACTCTGTGTCAAAACCGATCGCGGTTTCACACTTCTCCAGCGCCTTGAGCAAGCGCTGCTCCTTTGCTGGCGTGGTAACCAGATGCATCTTCATACGCCCACCTCGGCTCGGTACTTCTCGGAACAGCTGTACGAGCAGAAGGGAATATCAATCTCACCGTCTTTGCAGATAAACTTGACTTCGCCCACCTTGATCTCCCTGTCACACTGTGCGCAGATACGATCGGGCACGGTAGGATCGTACTTGTAATAGGTGTTGTACACACCGCACTCGGCTTGCCCGGCCACGCGTCCTTGCAAAGGTAACTCCAGCTGCTGCCACTGCTGCACTTGCTCGTTCTTCTCTTCGAGCACCGCGGCTTCAATGTAGCGCGTGAGGTACCACTGCGCCTTCTTCAGGTCCTTGATCGGGTTCCCCTTGTATTGGTGCCGGAGCACGTACTTGATCACGTTGCCCAGGTGGTACGGTAGCTCGTAGGCCTCGATCACGTCGATGACTTCGATCCCCTGCTTGTTATAGTGCTGCGGATTGTTCACGTCGTCATTCATTCGTATTCTCCACCTGCGAGTGGTGCGTTCTGCATGTTTTCATAGTTCTTGACTAGAACGCGCAAAGAGCCTGCGAGTGCCTCACAGTCCTCTACACTAAGATAAATGAAGAGATCCTTACCCTTATTATCCGCGCGTCTTATCGAGAGCACGCAAACTGAGGAAGAACAAAAGCACGCTCGCAAGTCTAGCTTTGATGTTCCATCAGCGATCAAAAGGCGCTTGTGCTCCAAGGTTTCCCGTATCTCATCTCGTACGATCATGTACACTTTTCCTTTCCGCTAGCTTTTTAATGGCCAGCGCACTTTCATGTGCAGAAATAATGGGGGGTGATAACGGAGGCCCCCTGCTCCGATGGGATTTGGTACCTCTTGCCCACACGGACTTTTTGAATCGCATCCGTTCGCGATACCCAAGTAGCTACTTGGGCGTGGTGGACGTGGGGGGAATCGAACCCCCCTATACCAGCGGCCTTTTGTGCCATCACGTCCTGCCCCGTGGGGGGCCTAGTTATTACCCTTTGAATGGAGGACGCTTCTCCAGGTCCTCTTGCAGATTCAGATTGATGAAACAATCCGTGATATCAATCGGCTTCTTCTCCCCTTCGAGGGCGATCTTGGTGATCTTCTTGTACACCTTGTTTCCGTCTTCATCAGTCACTGCGAGTGACAGTGCCACGTTATAGACACCCTTGATCGGGCTCGTGAACAGCGTACCGAATGAGACGTTCACGCGGTTGCCGCTCTCATCGGGACGCCGCAGCGTGAAATACCCGACCTTACCATTCTTCTGTTGACTCATCTGTTACCTCTTTCTTCGCGGTCTTCTTGCCTGCCGCCGGCTTCTTGTTCTCTTGCTTCGGAGTACCCTTGCCAACCAAGGGATATAGCTCCAAACCTAATGCTGGTCCAAGGGATACTGCTGCCCGCTTGAGTGCGTCAGTCACTGCTTCTGCACACGCGAAATCTAGCACCTCGTTCTTGCGCCCCTCACTCAGCTCACCACCATCGAAAGTCTTGCTGCTACCATAACCAACAGCAACACCATCGCGCACAATAATCTGCCCACCGAAGTTGACAGTCAATCTAACGTGAGCGAATGCGCGGAAGTCGTCGAGGATCTGAAACTCTTCAATGGTGTATTCCCACCCCTCATAACCAAAGATCCGATTCAATGTCTCCTTGACGTATCGACCTGTCACGTAGCTGAGACCTTTGCGCTCACTCACCACATCGGGTGACAGCGACTGACTCAGCTGTTGTCCAATCTCGCTTGTCATTCTTCCTCCTGGATTCGCAGTGTAGCAAACTTCGCCTTCTCAGTCAAGTACTCTGTGCTAGCCTGGTCTAGATAGTCCGCCCAGTCCTGATTGCGCTCGACCACGTGACAGCATAAGTCCCAGAAATGCGCGAATCGACCGCGGCCCTTAGCCACCTGGTAGAGAGTATCTGCCGCGATCACCGCAAAGGGGCGGTCCAAGATATGCATCTGCGTTTGCAGCTGCGCGTAGTAATAATCTGGCACCTTCTTGTTCCAGTTCTTGCTCGTGCTCTTCTTGATTTCGAGGATGGTCATGTCCTCTTCCTGCAGGTTCTCGTGCAGATATGAGGCTACCTTATGTAAAGTGTGAGGTTCCTGACATAACTCAGGGATTTCAGCGCTAAGGCCTCTAGCAGCCCCAATGAAGCCATCTATGCTCGCAGCTAGGCCCGGATAGCGGCTGTTCCAGAAAAGCCCGTTGCAGGCCTCCACAGGCGCTCCCAGGGCCCTACCCACCTTAGAGACCAGGTGTTCCTCATCGACTGTCCCATGCATCATGGACACCATGACCTCCTTCTCGAAGGTCTTTTCAATGCCAAGAAACTTTTCTTGGATGATTGATTCACGGGTATCTCCCCACCAAAATGGGATATCCTCCCCGCGCCACGTGAAGACTGCGCTGCTCGTGAGATACCCTTTCCGTGCCTCTAGCCACGCCTCCCTATCCGCTTTCGCATCCGCTATCAACTTGATCATGGAGTAGTATGTAGTCTCCATAGGTTAGAAAGTCAGGTACGATTCTGCCTGACCAGAGGATACCAGCCTGCTACCAGGGGGGTAGGGGTCGGCTTGCTGAGGTATCAGGACAGGGAAGGTGATGATGCCCCGGAACGTGAGTGACGGGGCACGGGAAGGGATGAAGGGAGAGGGGGCCAGTAGGGCCCCGGTAAACTGAAGAGGTATAGTATGAAGGTAGAGCTGAGTAAGAAGAGGAAACTAAGAGCAACGAGGAGGAACCCAAGGGCACTCGG